TAAATATAAATTTTAAGGTAATTGGTCAATCCAAGTTAGATAGGGCATTAAAAAAAACAGAGCAGTTAGATAAAAAAGTTGATCTTCTCAATAAAAGAGGTATTAAAGGAATTTCAAGTGCTGTAAAAATTTTAAATCAAGAATTAGCTATAAAAAACAAAATTTTAAAAGCAGATCAAGCAATTTTAAGTGTTAGAACTAAACAAATAAAAGCAAATAAAGCAAACGCTGCCACACAAACAATCCCAAGAACAGGTGGAGGTGGTGGAAGAGGTGCAATGGGTGGTGCTGGTCTTAATAGTGCAATTATTAGTGGTGTATTTCCTTTGTTATTTGGACAAGGTCCATTTGCTGCTCTTGGTGGTGCTACTGGTGGATTTTTAGGAGGAAGATTTGGTGGTCAGATGGGTGGTTTTGCAGGAGGTTTGGCTGGAACTGCTATCGCTACAGGTATTCAAAGTGGAGTTACTGCTATCGGTGAATTAGGTCAGGCTATGAATAGATTAAATCCTGATATAACAAAATTAACTGAAAAGATGGGGATATTAGGAACAACAGAACAAAAACGTCTTCAGATTATTGAACAAACTGAAGGTAAACAAGCTGCTTTAAATGCCGCTTTAGAAATGATGGGGGATAAAATAGGTGATCAAAATGTACAAGAATTAAAAAAATTTGGTGAAACTTTTCAAGACTTAACAAATAGTACTGTTTTATTTTTTACAAGAGTACAAGCACAAGTTGCAAAGTTATTGAATTTAACAATAGGTGATAGAGAAAATAGATCTGTTCAGCAAAGAACAAGTCAATTTCTTCAACAGAATCCTAATGCACCTGGTTTCAGAAATATTAATCAACAAATTGCTGATCTTGAAACTCAAAAAAGTGGTGCAGGTAGAGGAGGTGTTAAAAATATTCAAGATCAAATAAATGCTTTACAAGCACAAAAAAGAGAAATTGCAGAAAGTATAATTTTAGAAAAAGATAAAGATGAAATACGAGCAAATACAAATAAATTAATTACTGCTGGTTTAGGAGATTTAAGAAAAGAAAATGAATTAAATAGAGCAATTATTGCTGGTAAGGAAGAAGAATTTTTATTAAATCAAGCTGTTGAAGACAAAGTAAAAAGTATGGGTTTATTGATGAAAGATTTAAATGCAACACAACTTGAAAGAATAAAAAATGATATTACTATTAATCAAGGTTTAAAAGATCAGGCAGATGCTGCACAAGATCTAGCAGAAAAATTTGAAAAAATTGGAGAAAGTGTAGAAAAAAGTATTGTTGGTAATCTTACTGATGCTGTTATGGGAACGCAGAGTTTTGGACAAGCAGCAGTTAACGTATTAAATACTATAAAAAGAAAGCTTATTGAAGTACAAATTGAAAAAGCTGTTGCAGGTATTGGAGAAAAAGGATTAGGGAGTGCAATTGGAGGATTTTTTAAAGGAATTTTTGGCAAGAGAGCAAATGGTGGGCCAGTTTCTGCTGGTGGTGCTTACTTAGTAGGAGAAAGAGGGCCTGAACTTTTGCAAATGGGTTCGAGAGGTGGCAATATTATTCCAAACAATGCAATCGGTGGTGGCGGAACAACAAATAACATGATTACTGTAAATGTTGATGCTTCTGGAACCTCTGTTCAAGGAAGTGGATCTGAGGCAGATCAGCTTGGAGGTCTTATTGCCAGTGTTGTTCAAGCAACTATAATTGATGAACAAAGAGCAGGAGGTTTATTAAATAGATAATGGCAACATTTCCATCAATTACTCCTACTTATGGAATGAGAAAAACAAGTAAACCAAAAATAAGGGTTTCTTCGCTTGGTGATGGTTATGAGTTCAGAGCTTTATATGGCCTTCCTTTATCTCAAGATCCAAAAGTATATGATCTTACTTTTAACGTGTCTGAGACTGATGCAGATACCATAGAGGCATTTTTAAGAAGTAGAGTCAACGATCAGGCAAGTTTTACCTTTACACCACCAGCAGAGGGCTTCACAAAAACAGGTACATATTCGCAAAGTGGTACTACTGTGACTATCACTATCACCTCACATGGGGTTGCTATTGGTGATGTTTTAACTATTGATTATACAAGCGGCTCTGCAACTGATGGTACTTTTGCTGTTGCTTCAGTTACAAGTGATGACGCTTTTACTGTTACCGCTGCTAGTTCTGCAACTAACAGCGGAAATGTGTCAATAACTCTTTCTGGGGCTGGTCAATATGTTTGTGATTCATGGACAAAAACAATACCTTACAATAACAGAGCAATAATCAATACTACATTCAGGGAGGTTTTTGAACCATAAATGGCTACTCCAACTGCTGAACTACAAGAACTTACCAATAAATCAATTATTGAATTGTTTTCTGTTGAATTAAAAGCTGATGTTCATTATACGAAATCTGCTAAAACAGCTACATATTCGCAGTCTGGAAGTACAATTACAATTACCCTTAATGGACATGGTTTTTCTGCTGGTTTAATATTAAGTCTTGATTTTACTTCTGGAAATGGAATAGATGGTATTTATACTATTCAAACAGTTGCAACAAATACTTTTACAGTCACAGGGACAACTTCACAGTCCACAAGTGGAAATGTATCTTTCAATGTCAATGCAACCATAACAACTCCAACTGTTTACCTATTTCATGCTGGAAATAATATGAAAGATAGCCTTGATATTGTATGGCAATCAAATACTTATACAAGAATACCTGTCCAAGCAAGTGGATTTAAATATACAGGCAAAGGAAAGCTGCCAAGACCGACTCTTACTTTTTCAAATTTATTAGGAACTATCACTGCCATACTTCAACTGACAAATCAAACAACAGCATTTTCTGATCTTTCAGGGGCAAAAGTTACACGCAGACGCACTCTTAGTAGATTTCTTGATGCAACAAACTTTCCAAGTAGCGTAAATCCGTATGGAACACCAGACCCTTCGGCTGAATTGCCAAGAGAAGTATATTTTATTGAAAGAAAAACTACTGAGAACAGAAATGTTGTATCGTTTGAAATGGTAGGTTCTTTTGATTTGTTTGGTATTGCCGCACCAAAAAAACTTGTCACTAGAGCAGATTTTGCTGGGGTTGGTACTTTTGTAAATGCTTAAAATGTCTTGGAAAGAATCTTTTAAAAAATATGCAAAAGAACTAGCACCAGAGGAAGCTTGTGGTTTGTTAGCAATTATAAATGGCAAGGAAACTTTTTGGCCTTGTAAAAATCTCGCAGAAGGTAAACTTGAATTTTTTGTTATTGATCCCGATGACTGGGCAGAATGTGAAGATACAGGACAAGTTATTGGTGTAGTACATAGTCACCCGAAAGGTGGATCAACACCTTCAGAACTTGATGAAAAAGCTTGTGAGCAACTTGGATTTCCTTATTTTATTTACAGTCTTTTAGATGACGATTGGCAAACTTTTGAGCCTTCAGATTGGAATGGTTCTCTTACTTATCATGATAATAAAGCTGAAGAATCAGAAAATACAAACTTAAAAACAATAAAAGTGTATGGAAAATTAAGACAGTTTTTAGGCAAATCATATTTTAAAGCCGCTGTAAAATCTCCACAACAAGCTTTAAGTTTTTTGATGGCAAATTTTGAAGGTTTACAAAAACATATGAACGACCAAGTTTATAGAATTAAAATGGGTGGAAGAGAAGTTACAGAAGATTATTTGTCAATGTCGGGACAGGGCGATATTCAAATTATTCCGATTGCTCATGGTGGTTTCTTTACTTTTTTAGCTGGTTTAATTTTCACTGCTGGTGGTGCTAGTACTGCTGTATCAGCCGCTCTTACTGGTTTTTTAGGAAGCACTGTTGCAGGGCTTATTACAACTGGTTTGACAACAATAGGAACTTCAATGATTATTGGCGGAATAACAGAACTTATTTCTCCACAAAATTCACCTCAAAATGCATCATCTGTAAGTGATATTGACCCAAGAATGAGGGGTTCATATTCATTTAGCGGCATCCAGAACGTTAGTTCCAGTGGTGTTCCAGTGCCTATAATTTATGGGCTTGTTTTTACTGGTTCAATTATAATTAGTGCAGGTACAGACACCGCCCAAATTAGACAGAGTTTAAGCTAATGGTAAGACAGGTACAGGGTGGAGATCAATTATTTGGGAGAGAACCAGATGGGAGAGTTGTTGATCCTGATTTAATAGATGGAGGACTTAGATCAAAGCAGTTTGCAACAGTGCTTGACTTACTTGGATACGGAGAAATTGACGGGATATTTGATGAAGGTGGAGCCGGTTCAAGTACTTTTAGAAAAAATGTTTTTTTAGACAATACACCTTTACAGAATCCTTTAGGAAATGAAAATTTTACGGATGTTGAGGTATTTGTAAAAAATGGTGCAAGCGATCAAACAGCATTAAAAGAAATAAACGCAATCGAAAATACAATCCCTGTTGGTGTAGCTCTTACTAATTCACCATTTGCAACAGAAAGAACAGGCACATATACACTTGCTGGCGGTGGTGGTCAAACAACAACCATAGGTGGTGTAACTGTTAATTTAGGCGCAAATCAAATGCTTGTGGGCTTAACAGGCAGTGCGCATAATTATTCTGTTGGTGAAGTTGTACATTGGGCCAATACAACAGCGGCTGGAACTGTTCAAACTGAAAAGCCACAGACACAAAACATTCTTTCTATTCCTACTTCAACCTCATTTGTAATTAACACAACTTTTGAAGACACATCATTTCAAGGTGATTGTACAATAAAAACAAGTCAGGGATTATCTCGTACTATATCTAATACTGATGTTGATAAAATAAGAGTATCAATTCAAATACCACAACTTCAAGAAATTAAAGATAAAGGTGATGTAATAGGTGCAGAGGTAAAAGTTTCTATAAGAATTATAGAAAATAATGGAACTATCAATAATCCAGTCATTTTAGATGTCACAAATGGAAGAGCAACAAGTCCTTATGTAAAAGATTTTGAGCTTATTTTTGAACGGACAATGAATTTTCCTCTGACATTAAGTGTATTTAGAAATACAGATGATGGAACAGATACTAGATTACAAAATTCAACTAATTGGCTTTCATATACAGAGATAAATACAGATACAAGTGCTTATCAAGGTTTTGCTTATGTTGCTCTTAGATTCAATGCACAGGAATTTCAAAGCTATCCAAGGCGGATGTATAGGGTCAAAGGTACTAAAATTAAAGTTCCTCATGGCACCACAATAGATAGCACTAATGGAAGGGTAATTTATCCAGATGGTTATACATTCAATGGAACATTTAAAACAGATAAAGAATGGTGTTCAGATCCAGCATGGGTTTTATATGACATCTTGACAACTGATAAAGGTTTTGGAGGTGATGATGGGATAGTACAGGAAGAAAATCTAGATGTTTTTAGTTTTTATTCAGCAAGTGCCTATGCAAGTGCTTTGATAACTGACCCAATAACAAATACAACAGAGCCTAGATTTAGTTGCAATGTAATTTTAAATCAAAGAAATGACGCATATACATTAATTAATGATCTCTGTTCTGTAATGAACTCAATACCTTTTTATAGCAATGGCCAATTGCAAATATCACAGGATAGACCCTCAAATACATCTACAAATACATCTGATCCGCAATATATTTTTAATAATTCAAATGTTACTGAAGAAGGTTTTTCATATCAAAGTCAAGGATCAAGGCTGAAATATACAGAAGTTGAGGTTCAATATTTTGACAATCAAACTCAATCAATGGAGTTTGAATTGATAACTGCTGATCAAATTACTGCTTTAAGTGGTTTGATTACAAAATTTGGAAGAACAAGAAAAACAATAAAATCTTTTGCTTGTACATCTATCGGTCAGGCAAATCGTCTGGGCAGGTGGTTTTTATATTCAAATTTATTAGAGAATGAGTTGGTCACTTTTACAACGACACTAGAAGCTGGGGTGATTGTAAGACCATCAACAATTATTGGAATCGCAGATTCTTTAAGGGCAGGAATTAGAAGAGGTGGAAGAATAAAGACAGGTGTTTCTACAACACAAATCGTTGTAGATGATACAAATAATACTGATTTAACAAGTTCAAATTCAGCAACATTATCTGTTGTTTTATCAGATGGTTCTACTGAAACCAGGTCAATAAGTTCTATATCTGATACAACAATTACAGTTTCTTCAGCATTTTCATCAACTCCTCAAGCTAATAGTGTTTGGGCAATAGAAAATACAACTACTGAGTTTCAAATTTTTAAAGTAGTTTCAATAGAAGAAAAAAATGATTCTGAATATACAATTACTGCCGTAATACATGACACGAATAAATATGCACAGGTAGAGGACACAACAGTTGCATTTAATCCTAGAACAATAACGACTCTTATAGCTGAAGCACCCGCTCCAAGTAATTTATCTGCAACAGAACAAATAGTTGTTTTAAACAATAGAGCCGTATCAAAAATATTTGTATCATGGGAACCTGTAAAGGGTGTAAAAGAATATTTACTTGAATTTCAATATGAGAATGACAATCCAGAAAGAATAAGAGTTGCTAGGCCAAGTTTTGAATTATTTGAGTCAAGATTAGGATCATATAAATTTGCAGTAAAATCTTTTAATACATTAGGTGTTATAAGCACAGGTACTTCAACATTTACTTTTTCTGCTGTTGGTAAAACAGCTTTACCAGCAGATCCAAGTGGACTGACATTAGAACCTGTATCAGAGACTTTTGTCCGACTACGTTTTAACCCTTCAACTGATGTGGACGTTTTGCATGGTGGCACAATATCGGTGAGGCATACACCCTCTGTTGATAGAGCAACAGCTACATTTCAAAATTCATCAGAAATTATACAAAGACTTTCTGGAAGCGTAACAGAAACACTGGTTCCAGCATTAACTGGAACTTACAGTATTAAATTTATTGATGATGGTGGTCGAAAATCTGAAAATGCGGCAAGAATTATTGTTACACAACCTGATCCACAACCAAATCAAATAATTTTAACAGAAAGAGAAGATACCGATTCTCCACCTTTTCAAGGAGATAAAGTAAATACATTTTTTGATGCGGATTTGAATGGTTTGTTACTTGATGGAACATTACTTATAGATGACTTGACACAAGATATTGATGATTTATCAAACATTGATTTTATTGGCCCAATTAATTCCAGCGGTTCTTATGAGTTTCAAAATAAAGTTGATTTGGAAGGTATTTTTAACTTAACTCTTAAAAGAAGATTTCTTACTTTTGGTATTTTACCTAATGATCTTATTGATTCAAGAACTGCAAATATCAACACATGGACAGATTTTGATGGAACAAAAGCAGATGATGTAAACGCAAAATTATTAGTAGCAACAACAGATATTGACCCAGCCACTTCAGTTTCCGCCACATATGGACAAAGCGGGACAACTATTACCATAACTAAATCTTCGCATGGTTATTCTGTAGGCGATTTTGTTGTAATAGATTTCACTGCCGGTAGTGCAACAGATGGTAATTATGAAATTCAAACTGTTCCTGATGCAAACTCTTTTACTGTTACTTCAGCTACAAGTGCAACAATTTCAAGTGGAACATCTTGCACTTACGGAGCAAACTTTACTCAATTCAATATTTTTGCAAACGGTGAATATAAAGGAAGAGGATTTAAATTTAAAACAGAACTAACATCAAGCGATCCAGCACAAAATATTAAAATTGAAGAACTTGGTTTTGAAGCAAGCATAAAACGTAGAACAGAAACTGTTAACACTGCCATTGCGAGTCAATGTGCAACAAATAGTTCTGCTAAAACAGTAACATTTGGAAATGCGTTTTTTACAGGTACTAATACATTAAACACTTCAACAACAGCATTTCTGCCAACAATAGGAATTACACTTGAAGGTGCGGTAACAGGCGATTATTTTAAAATTACATCTGTTACAGGTACGCAATTTGTAATAGAAACAAGAGACAGCAGTAATAACTTTAAAGATTTGAGTTTTAAATATACAGCAATCGGGTTTGGTAAAGGTACATAAATATGATTATATTTAAGTTATCAACTATTATATACTTAAATAAAAGGATTAGGTAATGGCAACGCATGACTATGTACTTGATAATGCCTCAGGTGCGGCTTTTAGAACAGATTTAAATAATGCTCTTGCTGCAATTGTCAGTAATAACTCAAACAATTCTAGTCCTTCGACAACTTACGCTTATCAATGGTGGGCTGATACTTCCAATAATGTTCTTAAAATTAGAAACTCA